CTATATGGAGTTATTTTATAAAATAAAAATAATCCCTTAATACACTTTTTTATTTTTTTATCTCCTATAAATTTATAATATTTTTTATTCTTATTTTTATTATTATGTAAATTTATTTTTTTATCTATCACCATACCATGTTTATAAAATAATGTAGATATACATGTTGTTGATATATTATTACTTTTTGTATATTCTAATATTTTACTATTTAATTTATTGCATAATAAAAATTGTCTAAAATCAAATAATTCTAATCTATACACACTATAATATTTATTAGTTTTTTTATATAATTCATAATTATCAATACAATATAATTTATTTGCAATATCAAAATATTTATATGTATTATCTAGATTTTTTATTTTTTTATTTGTATAATTAATTCTCCAAGTATAAAAATATATTGTATAAAATAATATAATATTTATTATGATTTCTACCAATACATTAAACATATTTAAACTAAAATTGAATTTATTTTATTCAATTTTATAAAATGAAGAGAAAAACAAATAATAATATGCCTATTAATATTCCTACTAAAAAAAGAAAATTAAATAATAGTTTAATAAAATTGAATAATATTTATACGATACCTAAGAAAATTAATGTTGAATTAAAGCTAATAACATATAATATATTTTCATCAGAATTATCAAATATTAATTTTTATCCAGAGTGTGATCCAGATTATTTAGATAAAGATTATAGAATAAATTTAATTATAAAAGATATTGAATATTTTATTAAAAATAATTATATTATATGTTTACAAGAAGTTTGTGTATATTATAGAAAAATTATATCAAAAATATTTGAATTAAATAATTATAATTTTGTATTTTCGCAATATAAACATAATTTAGGTGTTTTAATTGCATATCCAAATACATATAATTATATACATCATGAATCAATTAAAATTAACTCATTAGTTTTATTTAATAATTCAAAAGTTTTAAATAAATTTAGTAATGAAATTTTAATTTTAATCTTGGAAATTAATAATATACAATTTATTGTAAGCACATGCCATTTACCATGTATATATCAATATCCTAATTTGCAAAAATTATGTGTTTATCATTATTTTAAATTAATTCAAAGTTATAATTTGCCATATATTATTGCTGGTGATTTTAATTTTACAAAAAAATCTGATATATATATAAATTTAGTGTATAATATTATTGATTTAAATGTAAATCAAATATATAATGAATATTATATGCATAAAGTAAGAAAATTTAATTATAAAACATATAAAAGAAGAAATGGATTTCATTATAGATATAAAAAATTAAATTGGAAAAATGCTCAAAAAAATGAAACTGAAAAAGTTATACACTTTGATAATAACTATAATGCATATTCAATTAATAAGTTAAATAAAATAAATTATTTAAAATTAAATAAAAATGAATATACAACAAGAACAAAAACTAAAAATAATGATAATATATTTCAAGAAATTTTAGATTATGTTTTTACATCTAATAATATTGATTTTTTAAAAACATATGTTCATAAAAATGGTGAAATTGGAAATGATTTATTACCAAATAAATATAATGGATCGGATCATTTACCAGTAGTTTGTCATTTACAATTAACTTTATAAAAAAATTTATTAATAAAATTTAATTATTCAGATTTATTCTGGATATAATTTTTTTTTAATAACATCAATATTTTCTTTAAGTTTATTAAAATTATTATTAGATAATTTAAAATGATTATTAAGTTTTTCAATAAGAACAATATCAACATAAACATCTGGTTCATCTTCTTCAGGATTTAGGAAAAAACTTATAAAATTTTTATTTTTTAATTTAAATAATTTTATGTATACTTTTGCATTTTCATATTTAAATATTTTTTTATCTACTTTTATTAATTCTCCATTTTCATTTTCAAAAATATAATATGACATTATAAATTATTATTTGATATTATAAAAAAATTGTTAATATATATATTTATTTTATAGAACTTAAATTAAATTGTTATTTGATATTATAAAATTATTATTTATTTAAATTTAAAATTATATCTGTTGTTGAAATTGCTTTACCTACTTTAGGCTTTACTATTGGATTTGTTGTTATATCTCCAAAATCATTAAAATAATCATTACCTTTAATTAACGTATTATTTTTCATAGTATATTTACCAGAGATACAAATTGTAGCTGGATTACCTGAAGTTACATCATCTACTACAATACCTAAAGGAGAATTTGCACTATCAACAAAATATGTGAATATTTGTGTAGCACTACCACCACCAGTAGTTAAAGAAATACCATTTTCAGTTACATTACTTGTTATTTTACCACTATGAATATAATAAGTATCTTTTTTATTTATAGATTTAATTGGACATATAAAGTTAGACTCAATATCATTACCACTTAATCTTCTAGAAAATATATAATTACCATTAACATCATATTTAGCAAATATAAATCCACCAGATCCATAAGTAGTACTACCTAAAGTGATACTACTGGCGGTATAATCAAACATATTAAGATTGCCTTCAGAGTCTTGGCATGGAATATAAAGATTATCAGTGCTATCAATTGTAGCCCAAGTTAAATCAGTGTCAAAACGAGCAATGAATAAACCTGTGGAAGATCCAACAGATGAACCAGGTAATGTAGTAGTACCATTATAAAATACAGAAGCTGTTGGGTAAGATGGATTTCGAAGTATGAATTGGTCTCTAATAGTATCATGTATAATTTGTAAAGTATCAACACCACCATTACCAATATTATCAACAAGTCCAACAATAACAGGTTGATATGTAGTTTTATCTATTTTATGGATTGTTGTACTAGTAGCTTGTGCTGCAGGAACATTAATTAATGGTGATGTATCAGCATTACCACTACCACTAGTATATAATCTTCCAACATCATAAGAATTTGTTATATTAGAATTAGAACAAGTAAACAAATGTGTTTTTGCTGCATTAAAAAATAAATCTTGAGCTGCTGCAGTGCCTCCTGAACTAACTCCTGGTGTATTTTTTTGTAATAATAAAACAAATTGAAATCCTGTGTTTGGAATAAATTTTGCAACAAAACCACCACGGCCCGTTGATCCTGAAGGTGTTCCAAAATATGTAGTATCAATACTAATATTACCACTTACACTATTAGTATATATTGTATTAGAAATATCAGGTTTAAGAAATCCCGATAAATGAACATCACCATTAGTATCAATATCAATACCTGAAAATCCATTATCCCCACGTCCAGCTACAGTAGTATATATTGTTTCAAAATCATATAATAAACCTGTATCATCAAACCCAATAACAAAGCCACTAGAAAATGTTCCTTGTAATGTTCGACTTGCGGTATCTCCACCTGTGTATGGATGAGCTAATAAATTCATTGAATCTGCTGACCAATTATTATTACCAATATCGATACTTCCTGTGTACCAAATATAATTATTTTCTTCATCATATTTTAAAAATATTCTTGAACTATATGTTCCTCCACTTGGAGGTGTAAAATTACATTCACGATACCATATTATTTCACCAATCAACGTCATTTTTACAAATACAAGAGTAAAAGGTGGATTTACAGGAACAGTAATAGAAATAGTATTACCTCTTATATCTGTTCCTATCGTTGTATTAGCATTTAGTGGTATAGCATAATATATATTATTATTAGAATCAATAGTCATCATAGCTGGATTAATATTTCCAATAAAAGTTGGTGCAACATTACCAAAACTTTTAATTAAATTATTTAATTTTATTCCATTTGCTTTTATTACCCCGTCATTAACTATATCAACGATATCATCAGCTGTTAAGTCTTCCGCTGCATTTTGAATTACAAAGCAATTTCCACCACTATTTAATATTACTATCCAATCGTCTTCTGATACACCATTATCTGCTTCTGCTATTAATTTCGCACTTTCACCAGGTTGCAGTAAAACTTTACGCGCTCCTGTTGATTCTTCAAGTATATCTAATGTATTTGTATCATCATTATTTATTATTATACATTCAAAGCCAAGTTGAACTAAATTTACTGTAAATGACCCCGCAGTTGGTTGTATTCCTGGAAGTGTTAATGTATAATTTCCATCAGCATCAATTACATATTTATTATATATAGATTCAAAATCAGCACTTGGTGTCATTACTGAATTTGCTGTTAATGATTTAAAAACAGTTTGTCCAAGTTGACCTTCATTAGTATTAACATCGCCAGATAAAATAATTCCAGTATTTGATTTATTTGTAGAAGTCATAATTTATATTAAAAAATATTTTATTAATTTATATTTAGTAAAAAAATATAGTTTTACTTTTTTTATACTGTTTAAATTTATTTATTTAAATTTAAAATTATATCTGTTGTTGAAATAGATTTGCCTACTTTTGGTTTAACAATTGGATTTGTTGTTATATCTCCAAAGTCATTAAAGTAATCATTACCTTTAACTAATGTATTATTTTTCATTGTATATTTACCAGAAATGCAAATATTAGCAGGATTTCCACTTGTTACATCATCAACAACAACACCTAAAGGAGAATTAGCAGAATCAACAAAATAAGTAAATATTTGAGTAGCACTTCCACCGCCAGTAGTTAAAGAAATACCGTTTTCAGTGATATTAGATGAATATTCACCGCTATGAATATAATAAGTATCTTTTTTATTGATAGATTGAATTGGACACATGTAATTAGAATTAATATTATTACCACTTAATCTTCTAGAGATTAAAATATTACCATTAACATCTATTTTGGCAAATATTAAACCACCTGAAGGATAATTTACACCTCCAATAGTAACATTACTTGAAGTATAACCAAACATAATAAAATTACCTTCCAAGTCTTGACAAGGAATAAACAAATTATTAGTTTGATTAAAATTAACCCATAATAAATTAGTATCTATTCTTGCTATAAAAGCTCCAGTGCTATTAGTAAATAAAGTTCCGGGTGGTGTAGTAGAACCTTCATATAAAACAGAAGCAACACTACCACTATAACGAATTAAAAACTGATCTCTAATAGAATCATAACTAAATCTATATACTCCAGTAGTAATACCATCAATCATAGCATATGATACAGGTTCAAGTGTATTAACAGCTAATTTCATTATACCAGTATTTGGAATATTAATAGCAGGAATATTAATTAATATGGTAGAATCAACACCTGTAGCAGCACCACCACTAGTATATATTCTTCCATGGTCATATGAAACAGCAGTGGTTCTTAAGTTGCTTTGTGTGCTAACAAATATATGAGTTTGATTTTTATTTAAAAATAAACCTGTAGTAAATAAATCACTACCTGGATCACCAGCTGTTAAAAATTTATTAGTAATAACTTTATCAAATCCAACAGTAGAAATATATTTAGCAATACATGATAATTGACCAGTATTATTTAATGGGATTCCTGAAAATGTTGATGTAATTAATATATTACCAGTTGTTGAATTATTAAAAATCATATTTACACCAGCAATAGCTTTACATTGTCCACAAATATATAAATCACCGGTATTATCAATGTCAAAATCAATAAACCAACAAGCACCATTAGCAGCAGTATCAGATCTTACAGTGTCAAAATCATATAATAACCCATCTATCATATTAAATCCAATTAAATAACCAACATTATTAAAAGCTCGTAATTGTCTACTGGCAGTATCACCACCAATATAAGGATGAGCAGTTAAACTCATTGTTCCTGGTCCAAAACCACTACTTGCACCTGTTGATCTAATACCTCCAACTATCCAAACAATATTATTATTTGCATCTATTTTAATTGTCCGAGTTGCACTATATGTTCTACTAGATGGTAATACTGTAAAATCACAATATCTATACCATATTATCTTTCCTTTTAATGTTGCTTTTACAAATAATAATGAAAATGGTGCGATACCAGGTGTAATAGTAACTGTATTTCCTCTTATATCAGTTCCAATAGTAGTAGAAGCATCTATAGGGATAGAATAATATATATTATTATCCGAATCAGCTGTAAACGCAGATGGTGCAAAACTACTTGTTGCAAAATTTGGAGCAACATTACCAAAACTTTTTATTTCATTGTTTAATTTTACACCATTCGCTTTTATTACACCATCATTCGTTATATCTACTATATCATCTGCTGTTAAATTTTCTGCAGCATCACTTGTAAAACAATTACCATTACTATTTAATATTACTACCCAATCATCTTCTGCTACTCCATTATCTGCTTCCGCAATTAATTTCGCACTTTCACCTGGTTGTAATAATACTTTACGTGCTCCTGTCGATTCTTCAAGAACATCAAGTGTATTAGTATCATCATTATTTACTATTATGCATTCAAAACCTAGTTGAACTAAATTAGCAGTAAATGATCCTGCAGTTGGTTGTATTCCTGGAAGTGTTAATGTATAATTTCCATTAGCATCAATTACATATTTATTATAAATATCTTCAAAATCTGTTGATGGTGTCATAACAGCATTAGCAGTTAATGATTTAAATACTGTTTGTCCTAATTGGCCTTCATTAGTATTAATATCACCAGATAAAATAATTTCCCTTAATGATTTATTTGTAGAAGTCATAATATTTATTAAGAAATATTTTATTAATTTATATTTAAACTGATAAGTTTAGCAACTTATTTTATTAATTTTATATTTAGTAAAAAAATATAGTTTTACATTTTTTAAACTATTTAAATTTATTTAAGTTAAGAATTATTTATTTTAATTTTAATTTTATTTATTTAAGTTAAGAATTATATCTGTTGTTGAAATTGCTTTACCAATTTTTGGTTTTACTATTGGGTTAGTTGTTATATCTCCAAAATCATTAAAGTAATCATTACCTTTAACTAATGTATTATTTTTCATTGTATATTTACCAGAGATACAAATATTAGCAGGATTACCTGAAGTTACATTATCAACAACAATACCTAATGGCGAATTAGCAGAATCAACAAAGTATGTAAATATTTGAGTAGATGTGCCACCACCAGTAGTTAATGAAATACCATTTTCAGTTATATTAGATGTAATAAATCCACTATGTAAATAATAGGTATTTTGATTATTAATACTTTCAACAGGACATATAAAATTAGAACCTATATCATTACCACTTAATCTTCTTGTAAATATAAAATTATTATCAATATCTATTTTACCATATATAAGTCCACCAGATCCATATGTAGTTCCGCCTAAAGTTATACTACTACCGGTATATCCAAACATAATAACATTACCTTCAGTATCTAAACAATGAATATCTAATATATCTGTATCAATAATATTATACCATATTAGACTAGAATCTAATCGTGCAATATATGTTCCTGTGCTTGATCCAACAGATGCTCCAATAGTTGTTGAATATCCATCATGAAAAGTTACGGCAGATGTATTACTAATATTAATTATAACTAAATGGTCTCGTATATTATCATATATCATTTGATAACTATTATCTCCAATATCAGTGCCATCGATAATTGCCAATAATGCTGGTGTATATGTTGTAGAATCAACTTTTATAATATTTTGATTTGGATTATTAGCGGCAAGAACGGTTATTAAAGGTGATGTGTCTGCATTAGCGCCACTAGTGTATATACGTCCCCAACTCCATGTAGCAGTGGATCGTGTATTACTCATTACAAATAAATTATCATTTGATTTATCAAGTGCAATTTGATTACTAAAAACTTGATCAGGGGCACCAGCACCGTCCCTACCAATAAGAACACGCTCAAATCCAACACCAGGAACATATCTAGCAACCATTGGCGTTCTAAGACTATTTGGAGGATCTAAATGTGTATCATCTATTTGTATATCAGTCCCTGAATTAGGAAAGATGATTGTAGCAGTTCCTGATCCACTATTAGGATTTACTAATCCACATACATGTGCAACACCATTTTTATCTACTATAATTTTACCTATTGATACTGCACCTGTTAAAGCTGTATCTGAATAAATACTTTCAAATTCGTAATTATTGCCATATATATCAAATGCAATTATATATGCACCTAATTCATTACCAACTAATGGTTTTGTAGCAGCACCAACTCCAGTATATGGATGATTTTGAAGTTGCACAGACATAGTTCCAATATCACCAGTCCCTCCAGTTACAAATATTCTATTACCAAACCATATATGTTTATTAACAGGATCGTATGATAATGAATGTCTTGGAATTATAGACCCACTGGCTGGATTTGTATAATTAACTTGACGATACCATATAATTTCACCAGATAATGTAGTTTTTACAAATATAACAAAATTTGCATTTGTTCCAGGGGAAACAATTACAGTATTGCCCCTTATATCAGTTCCAATAGTAGTAGTGGCATCTAAAGATTGAACATAATATACATTATTTTCTTCATCAATAGTAAATTGAGATGTTGATTCAGTTCCAGCAACATTTCCAAAACTATTTATTAAATTATTTAATTTTATACCATTCGCTTTAATAACGCCATCATTTGTAATATCCACTATATCATCTGCTGTTAAATTTTCTGCTGCATTTTGAACAGTAAAACAATTACCATTACTATTTAATATCACTACCCAATCATCTTCTGATACACCATTATCTTGTTCTGCTATTAATCTTGCTGATTCACCAGGTTGTAATAATACCTTACGTGCACCTGTTGATTCTTCAAGGACATCTAATGTATTTGTATCATCATTATTTACTATTATACATTCCCAACCTAGTTGAACTAAATTAGCAGTAAATGATCCTGCAGTTGGTTGTATTCCTGGAAGTGTTAATGTATAATTACCATTAGCCTCAATAATATATTTATTATAAATAGATTCAAAATCAGCACTTGGTGTCATAACAGAATTTCCTGTTAATGATTTAAATACTGTTTGCCCAAGTTGCCCTTCATTAGTATTAATATCACCAGATAAAATTATTCCAGTTAATGATTTATTTGTAGAAGTCATTGATTAATAATATTTGTTTATTTATATTTAGCAAAAAATATAGTTAATTTATATTTAGTAAAAAAATATAGTTAATTTATAAATCACATATACATTTTGTTTTTCCCTTACGACAACATCTGCATAAAGTTACCCAATGTTTTTCTCCTGTGATTCTATCTATTATTGGAAATCTATAATAATCACTTTTATAATATTGTTTTTTTTTATAAGATTCTTGTATTTCATTGTATGTATTATTTAATCTTTCTAATACATTTAATCTTTTATTACGATTTTCAATAATTCGAGTTGCAAATAATTTATTAGGGGGTCTTCTTTTTAATCTACTATTTTTTTTCAATCTACCATTTTTTTTTAATTTATATTTTTTTTGAATTGGTATATCTAAATTACTATTCATTTATTTTTGTAAATTTACTTATAAAATTTTTGTGAATTTTAAAAAGGGCTCCCCCTATATTTATAATAATATTATTACATAAAATATTATATGTAAGTACACAATGCTTTCAGCCTTATGTATTTGTATTTTTAATTTTAATTTTATTTTTCCATCGTATATATAGTCTTCGTTTTTTTCAAATACCAATTTTAACATATTATTTAAATCTATTATCACACTATATTATCACACATTATATATAATAATAATATGCCAGAATCTATTATACCAGATAATCTTGGTAAAGATAAACCAGATAAAATTGAAAATGTTATCACTTCTTTTTTCCGCCGATCATTTGATTGGAAAATCGGATTACTCTTATTTATAGTTTATATATGTATAAATACTAATGTATTTATTGAACGTATTCTTAATAATATTCCAGGCGCTGTTGATAATAATATGTATCCAAGCTCAACCGGAGTAATTATACAAGCTTTATTACTATCATTAATTTATATTATTGCTAATGGATTACTCAGCCTTACCGAATAACTTTAATATTATTTTTTTAGTTTTAGAATTTCAAAAATTAGTTTTGAACAGAAAAAATTAGTTTTGAACAGAAAAAATTAGTTTTGAACAGAAAAAATTAGTTTTGAACAGAAAAAATTATTTCTATTAAAAATAAAAATTAGATTTAAGGCTGAAACCATTGATTTATTCGAAGATAAATCGGAAAAATATATTTTTCCTATACCGCTAATTTTAAAAAATATTAAATTAGAATTTCAAAATTTAAAAAATTATAAAAAATAAAAAATTAGAATTAAGGCTGAAAGCGTTAATTTATTCGAAGATAAATCGGAAAAATATATTTTTCCTATACCGCTAATTTTAAAATATTAAATTAGTATTTCAAAATATAAAAAAATTATAAAAAATAAAAAATTAGAATTAAGGTTGAAAGCGTTGATTTATTCGAAGATAAATCGGAAAAATATATTTTTCCTATACCGCTAATTTTAAAAAATAAAAATAGAATTTCAAAATATAAAAAAATTATAAAATTAAAATTAAGGCTAAAAGCGTTGATTTATTCGAAGATAAATCGGAAAAATATATTTTTCCTATACCGCTAATTATAAAGTTTGGATTAGTGTTCTTGCTGTCCAATTTATATTATTAGCAGTAATTCCTTTTACTTGTATTAAGACATTTGTTCCACTTATAGTTGCTGCAATATCCCAATTTTCATCATCTTCACTTACAGTTTCTGTTGAACTATTTGTTATTGTTATAGTATCTGCTATATTTTTTATGCCAAATTTAAATACATATAAACCAAAATCTGTTCCATTTGTAGTATTTTTGCCGGCGATAGTTGTAGATATAGAATAAAAAGTTCCAGTAGTTGTATTAATAGTTTTAATAGTAGTGAATGTATCATTAGTAGTAGTTACAGTATCTGAAAAAGGTGTTAAATTATCAATATAATTTTTAACAGCGATGCCTGTAATTAATGATGTTGAATTTGTATTACTCATATCATCAACTATTGTATTAACAGAAACTCCTGAATTTAATTGTAAACTATTATTGGTTTTATTTAATTGTAAAATAATTATACTATCAATACAATGATTTACATTATCTACACTTACAGCATTTTTTCTATATGTTGCCATATTTATATTTTTATTTATTATACCTTTTATATAATTAGATTAATAACATATTTGAATATAAAAAAATGTCATATATAACAATATCTCCAATAACGGATGAATTTAATGGTGATATCAATGTAGAAGGTGGTATGTTAGGATTTACAATAATTGATAATATTACTAGTAATATAAATTTATGGACAACATATCCTGAAAAACCACATAGATATTTATTAACAAATACATCTGGTGGAGTTAGAACAGTTACATTACCTGTTGTTGGAACTAATAGTGGTCAAGCTATACCTGGTCATTGTTTATTAGTTATTAATTCTTCAAATTCAACTGATAATATTATTGTTGAAACTTCTGATAGTTCTTCCCTTCAAACTATTACTCCTGGTAATTATTTTGAAGTTATTGCTACTACTAATCCTGCTATTTGGAGAACTTCATTAGATTCATTAGGTATTCAAGGTGGTGTCAATTTACAAACTGCATATAATAATGGTGATGGTAGTATAACACTAGATAATACTAATAATGCTGTTAATATTATTGGTGCTACTAATGATCCTGCACAATCTTTATTTACCATTAATAATAATGA